TTACGGTTTAGTGTTGTGGCGGTCAAAGCGGTCAAATTCTTGGGCAACTCTCTCCTCCATCTTTTTGGTAACGTGGAGGTATCCGGCGGTGGTGCGCTCACTGGAGTGTCCAAGTCTTTCTTGTACCGACTTGGTCGTCGCTCCTTTTTCTAGGAGATACGTTGCACTGGTATGCCGTAAGCCGTGAAGGTTCAGATGGCGGAATCCATTTTTCGCTAAAAACTCTCTCCACCAACGCGTAGGTGTGTTGGGGTGGTACGGAATGCCATATCCTCTGTGAAACAGAAACTGCCGGTCCCCACCTTTCCACTTCGTACCGACGGACCACATTTGCTTTTTCCAATCTTTTGTGTACGCCTCCAATTCTCTCATATACCATGATGGCATTTTTACCGTGCGCATAGAAGAGTTAGTCTTGGGACGCTTGATTAGATGTTGGCGGTTAATTTTCATCGGTATATTTTCATCAATTCGAATGGTGTTGTCCCCAAAGTTGCAGTCCGAGATTTCGAGTGCTACAACCTCTCCGCGACGAAACCCACCTAAGAATGTCCCCAGAATGAGGAGCCGCCAAATGGTCGGCTGACGATAGAGGGCGTCAATAATCTGAATGACTTCCTCTTCTTCGTAAACTTTTATTTTAGTCTCCGGCTTTTTAGGCCAGCGTACACCAGTGCATGGATTTGCGGGAATGATTTTTCGCTCCTCGTGAGCGTATACAAATACATTCCGTAGTACGCGCAGGATGTAGCGTTGTGTCCCATTCCAAAGAGGGCCTTCTTTCCCGTCTTTTCGGGCCTCGGGAGATCGCAAATATACTTTGAAGTCCGAAATATGGGAATTTTTGATTTCGTCCATACGCAGATGTCCAAAATGAGGCATGATATGTGTTTTCAAGTGTTGTTCGTAAATAACTAGAGAGGAAGGAGCTAGGTTTTCGGGGTCTGAGGCGTATTTGGGACGCCAATGCTGGTCTACAAACTCTTTAAAGGTAGCTTTCTCCGGGGTGATGTAGGTGCCGGAGTCTACTTCAGCTTTAAACTTGTGCCACTCAGACTCCAGATATTCCCGGAGTTTTTTTGTTGTACGGAGGAGGGCTTCATCCTCGACTTTGATAGGCTTACGCTCTCTGTCTCGGATCACCTTAGTTTGACCATCCTTGGTGACCACAGTCTTAGTGCCAGTCTCAACAGTGAGCCTCCAGGTATTCTTTCCGCGCTTTTCAATGCTCGGCATTTGATTTTTCACCTCCTTTCAATAAGCCTAAAAGAACATATGTTTGGTTAATGGGGTAAAAAATATATGGTGTAGAAAGGTTTGTACAAATTCACTCATTAAATAAATGGAAAACACCAAAGGGCTCAAAATAGACAAGATGCTTTCCAACCTGAATGAAAAGACCATGCTTTTCCTTGTAATGTACGATGGCTTGTTCCAAAAATTCCTCGGTTACATCCAAGAATTCAGCTAACTCATAGCGGTTACAAACTCCTGCTTCATACGCTTCAATGAACTTTTCCAAAGGCACTAGTTTTTCATAGGCCCAATTCCGGGCGCGCTTTTCTTGTTTTCGATTCCGGATATCCTTTTGGTTCAGGATATCACCACTAGAAGTGTGATAGTGTCCCAGCTCTTCGGCTAGAACACAACTCTTTTCTATACTTGTAGGTAATCTACGGTTAAGCCATACTATACCGTCCCCATACAGCCCCTTGATTTTTGAGCTCAAGGGGTTTTCATATACCCTAATATTATGCTCGTCTGCCTCTTTCAGAAGCCTTTCAAATAACATCGCATCACCCCGACTTAATCCTTGCTATTACGTTTAGAACGCAAAAATTCCTTAAATTTTTCAATATCTCTTAGCTCGTCTTCTGTCCAGTCTTCTCCGTCATGGTGAGCAGCGATTGTGTCAATTTCACGGTTTTCTTCATCTAATTTATGCTTAACTTTTTTAAGTACGTTTAATAAATCTTCCTTAAATTCAACGGTTAAAGGAGTTCTTTTTATCAAATCGACTATTTCAAATGGATCTACATCAAGAGGAACATCCCCATATTCCTTTTTGATAGTTTCTAGCTCAGTGGTTAATGTACTGAGAACATTTGGAGGAAAGTAGGGCATTCGTTTATCCGTTTTTGCTAGGGATTTAATTATATCTATTATCTCTTTGTCAAATCCTGAAATAAGAAAATCTGTAGTAACACCAAAATAATCGGCTACTTTTTGGATTTTATCAATAGAAGGGGAATTTTCATTCCATCTTCGAATCGAGCCGTTTGCAAATGACAGTTCCTTTTCTAAACGGGAGGTTGCTAAACCTCTCTTTTTACATAGGAACTGTACATTTTCGCAAATTCCCACGTTTCATTTCCCCCTAGAATAAAATAATTTAGCTTTTATGCTAAAAATGATATTGACTTTTAGGAAATATGCTAATAAAATAGCCTTAACAGCCTAGATTAACGCTAATAGACAACAAAAAACCAAGGGTCAACATACCCGTTATAAAAAATCGTTTCCCAGGCGATTTATATTGGTTTGGCTTTTATACATTTTAGAATATTTTCTAACCCGTGTCAACATCTAGGCTAATATATTTACTAATTATTCCATAGAAAGGAGGGTATCAGATGCAATATTCAGAGTTCGGACTAAAAGCCAGAAGGGTTATGCTCCAGAAAAAAATCTCTGGTGCCGCCATAGCCAGACAACTTGGTGTTTCCACTTCTTATGTCTCTGAAATTCTCAAGGGTACGCGGTCTGGAAACGGTCGAAAGGAGCAGATTGCAGAAATCTTAGGTTTGGAAGAAGAGTTGAAAAAGGAGGCTAACTAGTTGAGTAAGCTCATCCTTAACCCCGAATTCAACCTTTACGAGCGCAACGGTCAGGCATTTTGTAGCAGCCGCCAGGTGGCCGAAAGTTTTAACAAAAGACATGACCACGTTTTAAGAGATATTAGTAATTCATTGAGTGTGTTTAAGGAAATAGGTGACCCCAAATTTGGGGAGACCAACTTCATGTTTACAACCTACAAGGACAGTCAAAATAAAAGGCAACCAGAAGTGCTTATGACCAGGGATGGCTTTAGCTATATCGCAATGGGCTTTAATGGTAAGAAGGCAGCACGATTCAAAATTACCTACATTAAACGCTTTAACGATATGGAAGCGTTCATTAAGTCCCTTCTCGCTACCAAAATGGAATTCCCGGCCTTCACTGATGCAATTATGGCAGCCCACGAAGAACCGAAGCATTACCACTTCTCGAACGAGATTAACATGATTTACCGCATTGTGCTGGGTGTGGATGCTAAGAAGTTCCGGGAGGAAAACGGAATTGAGAAGGGGGCTGTAATTAAACCCTACTTGAGTTTGGAACAGATCAAAGCAATAGAAACACTCCAGCGGGTAGATATTGGTTTGATTGTAGCTATATCGGACTTTCAACAGAGGAAGGAAACGCTGGCAGGGTATTTTGAACGAATAAAACGCAAGTGGATTGCTTAAGAGAGGAGGTGTGCCAGCATGACTCCCCTGGACCATCTTTATGAAACCCTCATCCAGACTGCAGCCGCCGAAGCTGAAAGAAGAGTTTTGGAACGGATACAGCTTCAATCCATAGTTCCTGACCGCACCCTGAGCCTAAAAGAGGCAGCGGAGTATGTTCACATTTCAGAGTCGGCTCTGCGGCAACTGTGCAAAGAGAAGCGAATCCCTCATAGGATTAACGGCTCAGACGGCTCTAAGAATCCGAGGTATTTATTTAGCTCATTGCGGTTGGACCGGTGGATGAGGGAGGAGGAGGAAAAGAATTATCAACAGAGATAGGAAGGAGGGCATCTCCAATGGCAAAAATCTATCCTTTTCCCAATCAGGCAGCCCGTGCACTAATCCATTCAGTAATTCAACTCTACGCAGCCGGTAAATGGACACGACAGCAAATGATGGACCGAATCCACCAGACTATGAAGCAATATGGCTGCACAACACTTCATTTTGAGAATTTCACAGTCAGAATCACGGAACCGGTTGTAACCTCTATGGGGCAGTTTAATGTAGCAATTATTGAATCCCACAGTATCTCATCAAGATTAGGTTGTCCTGTTTGTTATTCTGCCGAAGCCGGATATTTAGCCGGAGATAAAGTTATAACGGTTGCATGCCGTGACTGTGGATGCATTTATAGGTTTAGAGAAAAGGAGGTGAAGAAAGGATGAACCCAACGAATACCCCGCAAATTCTTGAAGACCTAAAGGTCACCGCAGAAAAATTCTTAGCCATATATCCCGAAATTTGCGCCCTGGTAGCTGCACAGCCAGCCACCACTCAACCGGTAGAACCCGAACCGACAATCGAAAGCGAGGAACACCGTATCAGTCGGCTCCTGCAAACTCTTGGCGCGCCCCTGCATATCAAAGGATACCGGTATCTGAGTACTGCAATCCAAATGGTTTCCAAAGATCATCTGCTTCTCTTCGCGATTACCAAAGAGCTGTACCCAGCGGTTGCAAAAGCCCACGACACAACCCCGAGCCGGGTAGAGAGGGCCATACGGCACGCAATTGGTCTGATGGCTGATAAGTGCAATGACTTCTATGCAAAATCATTCGATGACCAACCAACGAACTCCGAGTTTTTAGCCTGGTGCGTTGAGGCGCTGAAATTCCAGGCATAAAAAAGAGCCCTGTAAAAGGGCCGAAAAATTACCTCACTTTTAAAATTACCATCCAAACCGGAAAGTGTCAAGAAGGAGCGTGAATCAAATGCGCAGTCCTTTTAGGATAGCCGCCTTCAGCGGAACGGTTACTGAGTTCCGGAAATGGCTCCAAAAATCTTTAGGGAGGTCGACCAAGTGGAAAAGTTTATATTAACCGAGGTTACCAGGGAATATCTCGGTGTTACTTTATACCAAATCAAGGCAACCCGTTCATTCGGGAACGTGAAAGCCGGCGAACTGGGCGGCTGGGTAGAGAAGGCTGAAAACCTGAGTCAGGAGGACGATGCTTGGGTGTTCGGCAATGCTCGGGTGTCTGGCAATGCTCGGGTGTCTGGCAATGCTCGGGTGTCTGGCAATGCTCGGGTGTCTGGCAATGCTCGGGTGTTCGGCGATGCTTGGGTGTTCGGCGATGCTGAGGTGTTCGGCGATGCTGAGGTGTTCGGCGATGCTCGGGTGTCTGGCAATGCTCGGGTGTTCGGCGATGCCCATATCACCTCACGGGCGCACATCGCCTGGTTTTCTTCCGTGGGCTCCGAGTACGGCACACTGACCGCGTACATGACCAAACAGGGAGTGGTTGAAGTCACCCGAGGATGCTTCCACGGATCGATTGATACCTTTGAAGCTGCAGTGCAGCAAACACATGGCGAAAGTCGGCACGGACAGGAGTACATGCTGCTAATCCAGTTCATTCGGCTCCGGTTCAAAGGCGTGATTGTTGAAAATGCCAGCTAAGCTAACCCCGCTGTGTTACTGCGGTCGAAGGATCGTTTTTAACTTCGACCAGAAAGAAAAACGTTGCCGGTGCGGGGCGAAACTGGTCCGGGACGAATCGGGCTTTTGGGCCTACGGATTAAGCATTATATCTTTTACACCAAATACAAACTTTAAGGAGGAAAAATATGAACATCACACTTCACATAGAGGCGGCTGATCCGGCAGAACTGCAGGTAGCCATTGCCGGTCTGGCCGGTATCACGGGTGGAGCATCCGCGCCACAGCCGGAGCCGGAAAAACCGAAGAAGAAAAAGCAGGAGAAGGCCGCGGAAACTAAACCCGCGCCTGAAACAGAGGCCGAACCCGTAGAGGAGCCCGGGACAGAGGAAACAGAGGAGACTACCGATACCCCTGAAATCACCCTGGAGCAGGTACGGGCAAAGCTGGCCGCTCTTTCCCAGGCTGGAAAGCAGGTACAGGTTAAAAAGCTTATTACGGACTTCGGCGCCGCGAAGCTCACCGAAATTCCCGAAGAGAAATATCCCAAACTACTGGCCGCAGCGGAGAAGCTGGCATGAGTGCGCCGCAGGCTCACGCCGTTCTATCGGCTTCCGGTTCAGGGCGTTGGATGGCTTGCCCACCTAGCGCCCAACTGGAAAGGCAGTTTCCAGACGAGACAAGCGAATACGCTGCAGAAGGAACCTTTGCCCACAGCCTGGCGGAATTGCATCTAGCTCATTATCTGGGGTATACGGGAATGATCGTTTTTAACCAGAACCTAAAAAAGCTGAAGGGGAATCCTCACTATTCGCAGGATATGGAGGACTACATCCAGGATTACCGGGACTTGGTTATAGAGCGAATCAACGAAGCCCGGACCCGAACAAAAGATTTAATTGTACTGTTGGAGCAGCGTTTGGACTATAGCCCCTGGGTACCGGACGGGTTTGGCACCGGTGACGTTGTAATTATCGCGGATAAAACCCTGGATATCATTGACCTGAAGTATGGCAAAGGGGTTCCCGTGTCAGCGGAAAACAACAGCCAAATGAGACTGTACGGCCTGGGAGCCCTTCACCAGTTTGAACACCTCTACGATATTGAAACGGTCCGGATGACCATCACCCAACCCCGGTTAGACAGCGTCTCCACGGCAGAGATGACCGCGGAAGAACTCTTAGCCTGGGCGGAAAAGGTAGTTAAACCTCTGGCCAAGATGGCTATTGCCGGCGAAGGAACCTTTTCAGCCGGAGACCACTGCCGTTTTTGTAAAGCTCGGTACACCTGCCGGGAAAGAGCCAATGCCAACTTGAAAATGGCCCAGTATGACTTCCGGGAGCCGCCGTTGCTGTCCCACGATGAAATTGCCGCCGTTCTATCCAAGGCTGAAGAACTCCAAAAATGGACCTCCGATGTGCAGAACTATGCCCTGGAACAAGCGGAAAAACACGGTGTAAAATTCCCCGGCTGGAAGCTGGTCGAAGGGCGCAGCAACCGCAAATATACGGATAAGGATGCTGTCGCCACCATCCTGTTGGCTGAAGGGTATAAAGAGGGTGATATATATAAACCCAAAGAGATTCTTGGAATCACAGATATGGAAAAGACTCTTGGCAAAAAGCGATTTAATCAGTTACTTCATGACCATGTTATTAAACCTGCTGGAAAACCTACGCTGGCCCCTGAAACGGATAAGCGTACGGAAATTAATTCAATCGACTCCGCCAAGGCGGATTTTAACGAAGCAGTATAAAAGTGAAAAGGAGAAATGTGAAATGACCCAAGCACAAACCAAGTCCCCTAATACCAAAGTTGTAACCGGTAAAATCCGGATGAGTTATGCCAACCTTTTTGAACCCCGGGCCATCGCAGAAGGCCAGGATAAAAAATACTCCCTTTGCGTTCTGATTCCAAAATCCGATGTGGAGACCCTTCGGAAAATCAAAGCCGCCGTGGATGCCGCCAAACAGGCGGGCGCCAGTCTATGGGGTGGAAAGATTCCCTCCAATCTTAAAACACCGCTACGGGATGGGGATGTGGACCGGGCGGACCAAGAGGAATACCAGGGCCATTATTTCCTGAATGCCAGCTCCAAACAAAAACCGGGTATTGTGGATCGAAACGTACAGCCGATTCTGGATCAATCAGAGGTATACAGCGGTTGCTACGGACGCGTCAGTTTGAACTTCTACCCCTTTAACCAGGCCGGGAATAAGGGCGTGGGATGTGGTCTGCAGAATGTTCAGAAGCTGGAAGATGGGGAGCCCCTGGGCGGTCGTTCCCGGGCGGAAGATGACTTTGACGTTGTCAGTGATGGCGGTGACGATGACTTTTTAGGGTAATTAGATGACAATCCTTAGTATTGATATTGAAACGTACAGCAGTGTAGACCTCGCGAAAAGCGGGGTCTACCGATATACGGAAGCCCCGGACTTTGAAATTCTGCTGTTTGGATACGCCTTTAATGAAGAACTGGTCCGGGTAATTGACCTGGCCAGTGGGGAGACCTTGCCGGAATCGGTACTGGCCGCCTTAACGGATCCTGAAATCGTCAAAACCGCTTTCAATGCTAATTTTGAAAGAACCTGCATCGCCAAACATTTTGGGCAACCAATGCCGCCGGAACAGTGGCGGTGTACGCAGGTCCATGCGTTGACTCTGGGTCTTCCTATCCGCCTGGACGGTGTGGCCAAAGCCATGAAACTGGAACAACAGAAAGACAGTGCGGGAAAGGCGTTAATCCGCTATTTCTCCATTCCCTGCAAGCCGACCAAGACTAACGGGCAGCGAACCCGCAACCGGCCGGAGCACGCTCCGGAGAAATGGGCTCAGTTCAAAGCCTATTGTCGGCAGGACGTGGAAGTGGAACGCACCATCCGGAAGGCTTTAGAACGGTACCCAATACCGGAGATCGAACAGAAACTCTGGATTTTGGATCAGAAAATTAATGACCGGGGGGTCCGGGTGGACCCTGAACTGGTGGCCCACGCCATTACTTGTGATACGGCCTACCAGAAGAAACTAGAAGCGGAGGCTGTTCGACTGACCGGTCTTGAGAATCCCAAAAGTGTTGCCCAACTGAAATCCTGGCTGATGGAAGCAGAGGGACTGGAGATAGAGAGTCTATCCAAAGAAACGGTTCCAACGTTGTTGAAACAGACAGAAAGCGAGACCGTTAAACGAGTGCTGGAACTGAGGCAGGAGCTTGCTAAAACCTCCATTAAGAAATACCAGGCCATGGACCGGGCTCGATGCCAAGACAACCGGATCCGGGGACTCCTGCAGTTTTATGCGGCAAATCGAACCGGGCGCTGGGCCGGGCGGTTGGTGCAGGTCCAAAATCTCCCGCAAAATAAATTAAAAGACCTGGACCTGGCCCGGCAACTGCTGCTTTCCGGAGAGTACGACACACTGGAACTGCTTTTTGAAAGTGTTCCCGGAGTATTATCTCAACTTATTAGAACGGCGTTTATTCCCTCTGCCGGCTGCAGGTTCATCGTGGCCGACTTCTCAGCCATCGAGGCCCGGGTCATTGCGTGGCTGGCAGGGGAAAAGTGGCGCATGGATGTGTTCAGCTCCCACGGAAAAATCTATGAAGCCTCCGCAAGCCAAATGTTTAAAATACCGGTGGAATCCATCACCAAAGGAAACCCCCTGAGGCAAAAAGGAAAGATTGCTGAGTTGGCTCTGGGTTACCAGGGCAGCGTAGGAGCTTTAGTCCAAATGGGCGCCTTGAAAATGGGCCTAAAGGAAGAAGAATTGCCGGAATTGGTGTCCTCCTGGCGGCAGGCAAACCCAAACATTGTGCAATTTTGGCGGGATGTCGAGAAGACAGCAATTACAGCCGTACAGGAGAAACGGGCAGTTACACTGCGTCACGGAATTGTTTTCTCCTATGAATCCGGAGCCCTGTTTATCCGTCTCCCTTCCGGGCGCCGCCTGGCTTATGTACGACCCAAAATAGGGGTGAACGAACGCTTTAACAAGCCCGCACTTACCTACGAAGGAGTGGAGCAAGGAACGAAACAATGGGGACGGCTCTACACCTACGGCGGGAAGCTGGTGGAGAACATTGTCCAGGCTACGGCCCGGGACTGCCTGGCCGAAAGCCTGTTAAGGCTTCATCAAGTTGGGTATCAAACGGTAATGCATGTCCACGATGAAGCCGTATTGGATGTACCGGACGACAAAGACATGGAAGAAGCACAAGAGTATATCTGCTATGTGATGGGCGAACCCATCCCCTGGGCTCCGGGGCTGCCCCTTCGGGCAGACGTGTTTGAGACAGGTTATTACAAAAAGGACGATTGAGTTAAAGGAGGTCCTAAAATGCAAAACACTTTAGGTGATTTGAATAACCACCTGTTTGCTCAACTGGAACGCCTGAGCGACGAGGATTTGAAGGGCGAAGAGCTAAAGGAAGAAATGGCAAGAGCGAAAGCAGTTACGGGCTTGGCGTCGCAAATTATAGCCAATGGTACGCTGGTGCTGAAGGCGAGGACCCTTCAGCTTGAGTATGGTGTCGAAGATGACAGTGGTGGCGACGAAAAGAAAATGCCTAAGATACTGAAGGCACAATTTTTAAAGGAGTAGTGGGATATGAGTTTTGAAGTGTACAATCCCCGACCGCAGCAGACGCAGCATAGATACACTTCAGATCAGGCTACCTTTCTCGTCGAAAATGTCAATGGCCGCAGTACCCAAGAGCTCACAGACATGTTTAATAATTACTTCGGAATAAATCTAACCTTGGCACAGATAAAGGCTTACAAGAAAAACCACGGCTTGACCAGCGGCCTAGACGGAAGATTTAGATCAGGGCACACTCCTTTTAACAAAGGTAAAAAAGGCGTTGGCGGATGGGAGCCTACTCAGTTTAAGAAGGGCAATAGGCCACACAATTATAAGCCGGTTGGCACAGAAAGAGTAAACGGTAATGACTATGTGGACATAAAAATCGCAGACCCTAACAAGTGGAAAGGGAAACACATTTTAATTTGGGAAGAGCGCCACGGGCCCGTACCCAAAGGGCACGTAGTCATCTTTGGAGACGGCAACCGGCGCAATTTTGAACCGGATAATCTCATTCTTGTTTCCCGTGGCCAACTGGCGATTTTGAATAAAAAGAATCTGATTCAAAATGACGCCAAATTAACAAAAACAGGGATTATCATAGCAGATATTTTCAAAAAAATAAGTGACCGGAAACCCAGACGAAAAGGTTAGGAGGAATTTAAGAATGGACTGCAATAACGTGATTAATTTTATGAATCAACAGCTTAAAGCTTTAAAAGAAATAGAAGATTTAGTCTCCCACGATGAAAACCAGGCTTCCACCCATTCCATTGAGACGGAAGACCTGGAAGCCCTTAAAACCTACGTTGAGACCATGAAACGGGCAGCCGCCACAGCATCGGAGCTGGCCAAGCATTATAAGAAAGGTGCTCAAAAGGATACACCGGATTCAGGTACGGATGAAAAACCGAAGAAAAAAAGAGCATCCGCCAAAAAGCAGGAGGAGCCGGCTCAGAAACCGGTTGAGGAACAGCCGGAACAGCCGGAACAGCCGGAAGAGACTGCTGCCGCCGAAGAGGATGAGTTTGATTTTCTTATGTAGGGAGGGGAAAGCAATTGCTTGCAGCTACCGTCGTCATCCCTCAGATGTTTACCGCCTATGCGGAGGATTTAGGATACCACAGTAACGGACTACACCACTTTCAATACTTCTGTGAGCAATGTGACCAGGCTTTCACTGTTACCTGGGGCAAAAAGACCGGGGCCATGGGCTGGTATGAACGGGGTGATTATTTCCATTGCCCCCACTGCGGTATGCGGCATGAAAAACATGTTGTCACCGTTAAACGCGGAGTGCAGGCCCCGAACGAAGTTCGCCTCAGTGTGAAAGTGTACAAAAGCGCGGTTACCTTTGAGGTCTACAGCAGCACCGTGTATTTTCAGGATACCCTGCGGGTTTTCAGTGGGAAGCACAAAGAAATCTTCCGTTTTGACCTTGCCAAGCAGAAAGTGGTGTTTACCCGGTATAAAAATAACTGCAAGATTGAATCCTTTGAAATTGGCAACCCGTATGAGTTAGAAGTATTGGAAAAAAGCATTCTAGGTTTCTTTTTGCCCAACAGTTTAGCCAACACAAGGGAAAAGGCCGAATTATATGGAATTCTCCGGGTTCTTCGGGAGACGGTACAGGCAAAGCTGGAAAGGCATCTGGGGCATAAAATCAGTTCCATGTACGTCAGCCCGGGTCAGTATTATGGCGCTTTCCTGCTGCCCATCTTCAATATGGCGTATCGGGTGTTGTTTCCCGATGCGCCCAACCTTCCGAACATCTACCGGGAGAGCCCCGGGACCATTCGGAGTTATTGGAAGATGAAAATGGTCAACGGTCACTTTATGGAAGCGGTTATCGCTTCGACCCGTGAGCGAGTGGATTTTGTCTCCGCTCTGGCGGCCGCAAACGCGGTACCTGACCGGCCTCTGATGAGACGCATATTGGCGGTAAATCCCTTTGAAATCGGTCTGTTGGCCCAGTCCTTTGCGCTGTGCCGGAACTATGATTTAGCCGTCCGTCTCTATGCCGGCTTTAAGCTGTTGAAGGCAAATGGAAACACGTTGGAATATGCGGTTCAGTACGTTAACGAGGATTTAATTGAATTCCTGCGGGAAATGCTGCCGCTATACGGTGAGGCCGGTGTGGTCCGCATGGTGGAAGAAGCGAGGGAAATAAACCTCCGGGATTGCATTCGACTCCACCAGCAGCTTAACGAAGAGAACCGGGAAAGATTGAAAACAGAAAAAGTTAGACTGAAGGAATTACACGACTGGATGGCCCGGACCCACCGGAGGCAAAACCACGTAAACTTAAAATTTGAGGTTCCTGACCACATCATAAAACGGCTTTCCATGCAAAAGGATAAGATAAAATTCTTTATGCCCAAAGAATCCCTCGAACTCCTGGAGGCCGGCGCCGAACTGCACAACTGTGTTGCCTCCTACGGAAAAGCCATGAAGGATAATACCCAATGGATCGTATTGGTGGCGGACGATAAAGGCAAACTGGCTGCCTGCCTGGAGATTCGGGGGAAAGCCCTGGTACAGGCAAAGCTGGATAAAAACATACCGGTAGCCCGGGACGCCAAGCTTAATAATGAAGTGCTTGCCTGGGCAAAGAATGCCGGTCTGGAAATTAAAACGGAAGATGTAGAAGCACAGGAAGAAATGATTTTGAAGACAGGCTGAGGAGGGTGACCGCTGTTGAACAATCCAATGCAATCTATCAGCAAGATAAAACACGACGGTTCCCTGACCATCGCCACAGGGCGCAGCCGGAAGGAAAAGAACTGGAGGAACCGGGAAATGGTTTGGTCCGAGCTGGTGGAAAGACTCAGCCGGACCACCCGGACCGGGGAAACCCTGGCCGAATATCGAAAACTGACCAAAGCCCAGCAGGGTCAAATAAAAGATGTGGGGGGTTTTGTTGGCGGCACGCTCAAGGGAGGACGGAGGAAGAGCGACGCGGTGGTCTGGCGTCAGGTGGTTACCCTGGATGCGGACTTCGTGAAGGGGGATCTCTGGGCCTCGGTGGAGATGATGCTGGGTTGTGCCTGTGTGGTGTATTCTACGCACGCCCACAGCCCCCAAAATCCCCGTCTGAGGTTAGTTATTCCTTTATCCCGTCCTATTACGCCGGACGAATATCCGGCGGTGGCCCGGCGCATTGCGGCGGATTTAGGGATTGATTTTTTCGATGATACCACGTATGAACCCCATCGGCTGATGTATTGGCCCTCCACCTCCTCCGATGGGGAATACGTCTTTCGATTGGCTGACGAGCCTTGGTTGAATCCTGACGAGGTGTTAGCGCGGTACCCGGATTGGAAAGATCCGTCCTATTGGCCGGAATCTTCCCGGGCTCAACAGGACCGCAAAAAACTGGCCGATAAGCAGGGGGATCCTCTGGCAAAGCCGGGGATCGTGGGGGCTTTCTGCCGAACCTACACCATCCAGGACGCCATAGAAAACTTTCTTGGGGAGGTATACGGACCCTGCGGGGATGGGCGGTATACCTATTTATCAGGTTCTACTGCCGGCGGACTGGTGGTGTATGACGGGGATACTTTTGCCTATTCTCACCACGGAACGGATCCGGTGAGTGGAAAGTTGGTGAATGCCTTTGATCTGGTCCGGCTGCATTTGTTTGGGACCCGGGATGAAGAGGCGGAGCCGGGAACGCCCACTGTTAAGCTGCCTTCATACTTAGCCATGTTGGAATTTTGCCAGAATGACAATTTTGTAAAAAGTACTATCACCGAAGAGCTTTTATCCAAAGCGCAAGAGGATTTTAAAAATGACGGTGAGTGGACAAAACACCTGGAGTTTAGTAAAAAAGGCGAGATAATACCCTCTTTGAGAAACCTTGTGTTAATTCTCCGGAATGATCCGAACCTGTGTGGGATAGCATACAACTCCCACCGGGGCGCTATCGTTCTGCTGGAGCCGGTTCCCTGGCGCAAACCGGGGGAATGGAAAGGTCCGGACTGGAGCGATGATGACGATGCAGCCTTGCGGGTGTACCTGGAGAAGGTTTATAGGATATGGACCCCTTCAAAACTCAATGATGCCTTGGCCGCTGTGAGCCATGAAAGAACTTTTCATCCAATCCGTGAATATTTAGAGGGCCTTCCGGAATGGGACGGCATTCCGAGATTAGAGGAATTACTTATCGACTACTTGGGCGCGGAGGATTCCACCTATGTTCGGGCCGTGACTAAAAAGACACTAATAGCAGCCGTAGCTCGAGTGATGCAGCCGGGTTGTAAATTCGACTATATGCTGGTGCTGGTAGGACGGCAGGGTCTTGGGAAAAGTACACTTTTTACCCGTCTTGCCGGGGATTGGTTCAATGACTCGCTTAGCATGAATGACATGAAAGATAAAACGGCTGCGGAGAAATTGCAAGGGTATTGGATTTTGGAGATTGGAGAATTGGCCGGATTTAAGAAAGCGGAAGTGGAGGCGGTTAAATCATTTTTAAGCAGGCAGCGGGATGTTTATAGGCCTTCATTTGGCCGCCGTACCGTGGAGCACCCACGGCAATGTATTATTGTAGGGAGCACAAATAACGACACAGGTTTCTTGCGGGACAGTACCGGGAACCGGCGTTTTTGGCCAGTCACGGTAACCGGTGTATCAGAGGATAAGGCCTCCTGGACCCTCAACGACTATACAGTCAGTCAGATATGGGCCGAAGCTGTGGACGCCTGGAAAGCCGGAGAGAAACTTTTCCTGGAGGGAGAAGTTGCAGCAGAGGCCCAGGAACAGCAGAAGCTGGCCATGGAGAGCGACGAGCGCATAGGTATGATCAAAGAATATCTGGACAGACTGCTGCCGGAAGACTGGGAAAAAAAGAGCCTCAGTGAGCGGAGGGCATTTATCCACGGGGATGATTTTGGTCAGGAAGCAGTCGGTACAATGCAGCGTGACCGGGTTTGCATAGCTGAGATATGGTGTGAGCTGTTCCGGAAAGATTTAACAACCATCAAAAGGTTTGAAATAGATGAAATTCACGGGCTGATGCGGCAAATCGAAGCCTGGGAAAAGTACAGCGGAAACAAGGATGGAAAAATGAAATTCAGACTATACGGAGTGCAAAGAGCCTACACCAGAAAAGAATCTAATCAATTACCGGGGTTGCCAATACCGGTTGCCGACCTCTAAAAAGTTGCCAAGGTTGCCGAAGTTGCCAAATTTCCAAGGTTGCCAACAGTAGGCTTAAAAATAGAGATAGTTACCGAGATTGCCGACATCGGCAACCCTGAAAATACAGCAACGTCAAGAACTAAAGGTTAAATTGCCGAAGTTGCCGATAGCTTATAGAGATATATTAAATATAGAAATATATACACATGTATGTTATGTGTAGGCGCGTGTAAGGAATTTTCGTCAACTTGGCAACCGCCAATAAAACGAGGGATGTTAAAGATATGAGCGAGGGACGACTGGAACGACGTTTCAAACGAGAAGTAGAAAAGCGAGGCGGTTTAGCACTGAAATTTACCTCCCCAGGCAGGCGAGGGGTGCCGGACCGGATTGTACTTCTCCCGGGAGGCCGGACTCTATTCGTGGAGATGAAAGCCCCAGGGGGGCAGAGAGAGCCGCTGCAGCAGAAGTGCGCTAGAGATTTTCAAGCCATAGGCTTTTCCGTATATTGTTTGGACAGTGAAGAAGCGATAAACCGGTTTCTCAAGGAGGTGTTTGGTTAGGATGCAGTACGTACCGTATCCCTATCAGGAATTTGCCACCCAGTACATTCTCGAAAAGCCTGGCGTAGGGCTGTTTTTCGATATGGGTATGCGGAAAACCGTTTGCACTCTTACAGCCGTTGAGGAACTTTTGTATGACCGGTTTGAGGTTTCCCGGGTACTGGTGATCGGCCCTCTCCGGGTGGCGCAAGATGTTTGGATCCGCGAAGTGCGAAAATGGGATCACCTGCAGCAGCTTCGGGTTTCCAGAGTTTTAGGTTCACGGAAAGAACGTATCGCCGCTTTAAAAGCTCCCGCCGACATCTGGGTAATTAATCGCGAGAACGTGGAATGGCTGGTGAACTACTACGGCAAGGCCTGGCCCTTCGACATGGTGGTGATTGACGAACTTTCCAGTTTTCGGAATCCTTCAGCCCGACGATTTAAAGCCCTTCGGAAGATTCGACCATTGGTGAAACGTTGGGTCGGTCTTACCGGTACGCCAAGGCCGAAGAGTTTGTTGGATCTCTGGGCCCAGGTCTATCTGCTGGACGGTGGAGAGCGTTTGGGGAAAACCTATACCGGGTATCGAGAACGGTATTTCGAACCGGATCAACGGAACCGGACCACTATTTTCAGTTGGAAACCGAAGACTGGGGCCGAAGAAGCCATATACAAGATGATATCGGGTATTTGCATCAGTATGCCGGCTACCGGTTTACCGCCCATAGAACCCCGGATTGTAAAGATCCCCTTGCCGCCAGAGGCACGGCAGCGATACAACCAGTTAGAAAGAGACATGCTGCTTCCCTACGTGGACGGAGATGTGGTGGCCTTTACAGCTGCATCGCTGGGGACGAAGCTTCTTCAGATGGCGAACGGTGCTGTGTATGACGAGCATAAACAGGTTCGGGAGATCCACGACGCTAAATTAAAAGCCTTGGAAGAGGTTTTGGAGGAATTCGGGGAGTGGCCTGTGATGGTGTTTTACGCCTACCAGCATGACCGGGACCGTATCTTACGGCACTTTCAGGGGAAGCGCATCCGGACTTTAGACGACTCAAAGGATATTGACGACTGGAACACCGGGAAAATCTCTATTCTGCTGGCCCATCCCGCTTCTACGGGTCACGGGCTGAATCTCCAGGAAGGTGGTCATGTAATCATCTGGTTTGGCTTGACGCAGGACTTGGAGCTGTACCAGCAGGGGAATGGACGATTGCGGCGACCGGGGCAGGAACACGATTGTGTCATTGTCGTTCACTTGGTGGTAGAAGGGACGCACGATGAGGATGTACTGCCTATCCTGGGCGGGAAAGCAAAAGGCCAGGACGCCCTTCTTACGGCAGTGAAAGCCCGAATTGAGAGGGTACAAAAAGGAGGACCACCTTTGTGCGGCAGCATGGAACCTGCTGGGCGCGATGTGGACAGAGGAAAAAGGGGGTGGAGACAATCGGCAAAAAACAAAGCACGGTGAACATACAGGATCTGGCCAGAGCTGCAGCCGTTGAGGCTGTGAGGCTTCAGAGAAACGAGGAACGGCAGCGAATCAAGCGAAGCCGATTCCAGAATACAGAACTACTTTTAAAGAATTACCTGAGCCTGCTGGAGCATTACGAGAATGCCAAGGATAAAGCCTCCGACATTATGGATCTGGATGACCTGGACATGGACGAGGTAATCGTGAAGGCCATTAAGAGAAGCCGGATCCGGACGGCAATTATGATTAACCAGATTGATGTTTGTCTGGAGATACTACGGCTTAGGATGTCGGCCAAAGGTCAGCCGGAGAAATACGAGGTTATCCATCGGCTGTATCTGGATGAGGCGAGGAGGCATATAGAATTAGGTGAATTGGTTAGGGTAATAGCTGAGGAATTGCATTGTGGCAAGGATTCTGTATATCGGTGGAAAAGGGAAATGATTACCGAATTGAGCATATTAATTTTTGGCGTAGACGGTCTGAGGCTGGATATTTAAAGCTTCAGGGGTTTGCGAATGGTGTGCGAAAAAGATGCGATTTACACGCTAAAAGAACCGTGGTAAAATGGTACTGTGAAATATTGCGTTTAGGAAAACCGTCCATTTCGTGGGCGGTTTTCTTTATTCAGAAAATAACTTGTTAGCATGTACCAATATGATAAAATCATAACATGGGAAAGTAATTATAGGGGGGAAAAGGTTGAAGAATAAGTCGTTGAAGAATAAGTCAATAATAATGTTTGTTATTTTAATACTTATGGTATGCCAATTTTGGGATGCCGCAAAGGACTACATGGGGGCATTAGGTTTATTAGCAGGCTCGATAATTTCATGGCGTATCTCTGACCATTATTTCAACGAATCTAGTAAAAGTTTGCTAATAGAAACGGGACAGTTAAAAGATTTAAATAAAATGATGCTAGAATATGGTAAGGAGTTATCGGAAGAGAACAAAAAGTTAAAAGAACTAAGCAAAACAATGATAGCCTACAGTGAAGAGCTATTAAAAGAAAATAAAGAATTAAAATACTATAATAGATTGACATTAAAGTTCCTTGATGAATTGGATGAGAGTGGAGTAGGAGTTGCACTTGTTGAAGACCAAAACGGGAATTTGGTACTTGGCAGAAAATCAGCATCACAAATACCATGCTCTATACAGATTCCAGATAAAAACTAAGAGCCCTAACCGGGCTCTTTTCTTATGCCTGAAAGGAGGGGTGCAAAGTGGCAGGAAGGCCAAGCAAATACAAAGAAGAATACGCCGAGCAAGCCTATAAACTCTGTTTGCTTGGCGCTACAGACAAAGAGCTTGCGGATTTTTTTAATACTTCGGAGCAGACGTTAAACACCTGGAAGAAAAAACATCCCGAATTTCTTGAGTCCCTAAAAAAAGGCAAGATCGAAGCGGATGCCGTAATTGCCCAGAAACTATACCATCGCGCTAAAGGGTATTCGCATCCGTCTACAAAATTTGCAACCTATGAAGGCCAAATAACCGATCAGGTGGAATACACTGAACACTATCCGCCTGATACAGCCGCCGCTATCTTCTGGTTGAAAAATCGGCAGCCGTCCAAGTGGAGAGATAAGCAAGACGTAGAACACAGCGGCAGCATGGTTATTTTCAAGGGAGAGGATGCCCTTGAAGATTGAGGTAAATCTCCCTGAAGTCATTGGCAAAGGCTATGCGTCTTTCTGGAAAACCAAAAAACGATACCGGGTTTTAAAGGGTGGCCGCGGATCAAAGAAATCCGCAACCACCGCCTTATGGTTTATTTACCACATCATGAAATACCCGCAGGCCAATGCGCTTGTGGTAAGAAAGACCTTTAACACCCACAAAGACAGCACCTTTGCCCAGTTGAAATGGGCGGCCAAACGGTTAGGGGTCTTTGATAAATGGCGCTTTACCGTCAATCCGTTAGAATGCACCTACATCCCAACCGGTCAAAAGATACTTTTCCGTGGTTTTGATGATCCCTTAAAGCTAACGTCAATTACCGTTGATGTTGGCTTTTTATGTTGGGTCTGGTTAGAAGAGGCTTACGAGATTGAGAATGAAGCAGATTTTGAAACCTTGGACGAAAGCATTCGCGGGGAAATGCCTCAAGGTCTGTGGAAGCAGCTAACACTAACTTATAATCCATGGGTTAATACCCATTGGACTAAAAGCCGTTTCTTTGACAAGGTAGACCCTCATGCCTTTACCTTAACCACTACTTTTCGGTGCAATGAATTTCTTGATGACGCCGACCGGCGATACATTGAGGAATTGGAATATACCAACCCGGACCGTTACAAGGTTGTTGGCCTGGGTGAATATGGGATACCCGGTGGAACGTACTTCGATGAGTTTAGGACGGACATCCATGTGATTCAACCTTTTGTTATTCCTGAACATTGGCGTAGGTACACAACAAAGGACTATGGATTGGATATGCTGGCAAACTACTGGATAGCCGTAGACCCGCAAGGCAAAGCATACGTTTACAAAGAGCTTTACGAGAGCAATTTAATTATCTCCGCTGCCGCCAAACGCATTGCCGAGGTAAACGGTTCTGATGCAATTTATCAAAAGTTTGCCCCGCCGGATCTGTGGAACAGAAGACAGGAAACCGGCAAAAGTGCTGCTGAAATCTTTATGGAATACGACGAATGGTTAACACAAGCCAATAACGACAGAATTCAAGGGTGGTATAATCTAAAAGAGTGGTTAGCCCCTTATGAAGATGAACAGGGCATTAAGACGGCAAGCCTGGTTATATTTAAAAACTGTGTCAACCTAATCCGGACTCTACCGCAACTCCAATGCGATGAAAAGGACCCCAATGACGTAGCGACAGAACCGCATGAGTTGACCCATGCCCCGGATGCAATCCGCTATTTTGTAGCAGGCAGGCCGGCGCCGGCCATCATTAAGGCGAAGAAGAAGAACAGCCTACCCTTTGCTCTACAGACCCCCGAACCGAAAGGAGATTATCACGCATGGTAGACCTGATTGTCATTTTAATAGCCTTCCTCTTTGGCGCCCTGAGCGCCGTTTTTTGTGTCCGTTTGGGCCTGACCTGGGCGCGAATCCAGCGAGGGGAAGAACCAAAACACCTGCCTATTCTACCGGAGACGAAACCACCCCCCAAAGTAGAAGAACAGGAACCGAAACCGGATAAAACCCTGCAACACTGGTTCGTGGGGGGTGAAGAGAAACCATGAGCATGATGGAAAAGGTTTTATCCTTCCTGCCGGGCAAGGAGGCGGCAGACTCGCCGGAGCCGGTGGCCGAGAAGATTTTGGAGCAGTTGCAGTCCTCCGTCTCCTGGAAGCGGGCTAGGGGATATTACGATGACTGGCCGGAATATGAACGATTCAAGCGTGGGGACCAGTGGCCGAAGCCAACCCAGGACACTGCCGTTTATCCCAGACCGGTGATCAACATCTTTGAGTCTATCATCGACCAGAAGGTATCCGCGGTGCTTCAGGAGGAGCCGGAGATTACCTTTCTGCCCCGGGAAGGAGCGCCGGCCAACGACCCTCTGACGGCCACGGACCCCACCCGGGCGGATGCGGAAGCGGCTCAGATGTTCAGCAAAGTAGCCAAGTACACCAGCGAGGAAACTAATAACGACGACCTGAACGAGCAGATAGCCGAAACTGCGGCCCTGCTGGGTACGGGCATATCTTATTGGTATTGGGATCCCGGCAAGCGAGGCGGGAACCCGGAGCGCATGACCGCTTTTGAAGGGGATATTGCCGGGGATGAGATTGACCCGGCAGACATCCATGTGGGCAACCCGAGGGAGCCGGATATTCAGAAACAGCCTTGGATAATCATCACTGCCCGGACCCCGCTCCAGGAATTCAGAGAGTTCTACAGGAAACACGCTGACCGGCTGGGTGTGGACGTGGCCAGTATCCGCGGCAGCAAGGAGCAGCAGCGGGACCAGCTTTACGACAGTGAGCGAAATGAAATCGACTCCACGGACTACGTGGACGAAATCCGCCGCTTCCGCAAAGTGATGAATCCGGAAACCGGGCATACCGAGGTTTGGTATGAAGTGGTGGCGGACAGCAAACTGGTCCGGGTGGAAAGGCCCCTCTTCCAGTACAGTGACCGCTATCCCCTGGCGGTGTTCCGCTGGAAGGATGTCCGGAACTGCTTTTTCGGGGAAGGGGAGGCCAGGAATATCATTGAGGCCCAGAAGTCGGTGAACCGGCTGTTGGGCCTGTCCATTTGGTCCGGGTATTTGACGGCCTGGCCCAAACTGTTGGCCGATGAGCAGCAGGTGGACCCCACTAGCATCACCAATCAGCCGGGGCAACTGGTCCGCAAACGCCCGGGAAACTGGCAGGGGAAGGCCCTGGAATACCTCCAGGCTCCTACCATCCCGGGGTACGTGCAGCAGCTTTTTTCCGAACTGCCGGAAATGGTGAAGACTGAGGCGGGCGTGCATGAGGCCATGGTGGGCCAGGCGCCCAGCGGGGAGCTAAACGCCCAGGCCATTATGATGCTGCAGAAGGCCGCGGGAATCCGGATATCGAAGATTAGCCGGAACTTTCGCCGCTATCTGAAGGAAGTGGCCCAGGTCTGGGAAGCCTTCTGGAAGGAGTTTTATTCCGAGCAGCGGTTGATCCGCATCACCGACGGCCAGGGGGGCCGGGAATACCTCTGGTTCCGCGGTACGGATTGGGTGGATTTTGACTTCGACGTGATGGTGAACAGCGTGCCCAGTACCCCCTACAGCGAAGCGGCCATGGTGGCAGAGCTGAAGGAACATTTGAATGGGGGACGCATTGACTTCACCACCTACCTGGAAAACCTGCCGCCGAACTACCTGCCCCAGAAAGAGAAGATCATCGAACAGGTGAAGCAGGCCCAGGCTCAGCAGCAACAGCAGATCATCTCCCAACTACCGCCGGATCAGCAGGAGATGTTCATGCAGTTGTCGCCGGAGGAGCAGCAGGAAATGCTGAATCAAGTACAGGGAGCACCGTAGCAGGTGCTTTCTTTTTACCTAAAACTTACGGGCGTTAATCAGCCAGCGCCGCCGGCTGGTAAGGAGGAATAAACCATGGATGAATTTAGCCAAGTAGAAACCAGCGAAAGCATGGAAACGGGCGTAGAAACCCCTGGGGCCGCCGACCAGGGATATGTCGAGCAAGAAGAGACCCAAAACCCCCAAAACCCCCTTGAAACGGGCGAAGAGGATGCCGCCGCCGGGCAAGAGGAGGGGGAAACGCAGTCACCCGACCCCAAGGTGGAAACCGCCTTTGCCAAACGGTTGGCTGCAGAGCGTGAAAAAATCCAACAGGAAGCCTATCAACGGGCTCAGCAGCAGCTGGCCCAGGAGTTGGGACCCTTGCTGAAGATGGCCCAAACCGAGGCAGCCCGACACGGCATGACTCCGGTGCAATGGGCCCAGGCGGTAGAAGCCAGCCGGGAGCAGCAGTTCCGGAATCAGTTGGAACAGTATGCCGAAGCCCAGGGATTGAACCCCCGGGAAGTGGAACAGTTTGTGGAGAATCATCCCGCCATTATCCAGGCCAGACAACAGCAGCATTACCTTTCCCAGCAGCAAAAACAAATTGAATCCCAGCAGCGATTTAACCAGGAGGCGGCGGAGTTTATGGAACTCTTCCCGGATGCCAAGGCGGATCAAGTTCCGCCAGAGGTTTGGCAGATGCGGGAACAGCGGGGCATTCCCCTGGCCGCCGCCTACGCCATTGTGACCCACCGGACCGCCAAGGAACAGGCCAAAGCCCAGGGAGAGCAGGCGGCTATCGCAGCTATGCGCCAGCGGCAGCAGGCCGGTACCGGACCGGCCAAAGGGGGCGGGGCTACGGTGACTTCCGCTTGGGATTTGCCCAAGGATCAATTTGAAAAGCTCTTGGCCAAGGCGAAGAGCGGAGAACAAGTAACTTTTTAGGAGTGATATAAATGGCCAACGAAAACATTCAAACCTATGGCGGCCTAACCGCCCAGCAGAAAACCTTTTACGACCGGACCCTTTTAGAACGCCTGCTTCCGAAGCTGGTTTGGGGCAAATGGGCTCAAAAGAAATCCATGCCCAAACGGGAAGGGGATACGGTGAACTTCCGACGGTTCAACAGCCTGCCGGCAGCAACTACTCCCTTGACCGAAGGGGTTACCCCGGACGGTAGCAGCTTAGACATTACCGCCGTGACGGCTACCACCCAGCAGTATGGGGATTATGTGACGGTCAGTGATAAGCTGGATTTCCAGGGCATTGACCCGGTGATCACCGAAACCACCGAGCTATTAGGCGAACAGGGCGGGTTAACCATGGATACCTTAGCCCGAAATGTACTGACCGCGGGGACCAGTGTGCAGTACGCAAACGGGAAAACTGCCAGAAACCAGCTAACCCCCGCCGATAAGGTGACAGGTCTGGAAATTCGGAAAGCAGTGCGCACCCTGCGGCGGAATAAAGTTCCCACCATTGCCAACGGCAAGTATATTGGTTTGATTACCGCTGATACGGAATTTGATTTGATGGACGATCCCATGTGGAAGGACGTGTCCACCTATTCCGCCAAAGAGCAGATTTTCTCCGGGGAGATCGGCAGCCTGTACGGCGTGAAATTTGTTCGTACGGACAACCCCAGGGTATTTCCCGCTGCCGGTGCAGAAGGAGCGGACGTCCACTGCGTTACCATCTTCGGGAAACACTGGTATGGAGATGTGGACGTGAACGGCAGCAAAAAGCCGGAAACCATTGTGAAGTCTCACGGATCTTCCGGTACGGCAGACCCCTTGAACCAGCGGGCTACGGTGGGCTGGAAAGTCATGGCTTACACCTGCAAGATTCTCAATGAACTGTGCGGCGTGCGTATCGAGTGCGGTGCAACTCAGTAATTAGGGAGGGCGATAACAGCCCTCCCAATCCATTTGGAGGAGGATACTAATGACTAATCAGAAACAATCCAAGGTAACTACCCATGCGGAAATTTATGGTGGCACAGCTCCGACCGAAACCCCGGAAGAAAAGCAGAAACAGGCAAACAGCACCATTACCGACTCCGCTCTGGACCAAATGGCCAATGAAACCGGCAAGCAACTGGCGGCCCAGGAGAAGGTTCGGATTATGGTCCCTGGAGACCCGCTGAATCCCAAGGACAACAGTGTCCCGGTCTGTATCAATGGCTATGTGTATCAGGTAAAACGAGGTGTCCGGGTAGAAGTCCCTGAGGCAGTAGCCCAGATCCTGGAGGATGCTGGATACCTGGGAGGTAGAAGGTAGATCATGAACTGGGGACAACTGAAAGCCCAGGTGTTTAAGCTGATGGACGAATACTCCAGCCGGGGAGTGGTTCAGTCCAAAGCCAAGACCCAGGACGTCACTTTTAAAGCCCAGGACTTTGCTAGGGACACCATCCTGGAGTTGGCCAAGGTTGTGAAGAATCCCGGCGTTTTCACGGTTTCCCTATCGGATGAGAATTCTCCATTGCAGTACAACCTGCCGGAGGATTGGCTGGAACTGAATTATGCCGGGTACACCCAAGGGCAACGGTTGGAGCAGGTTTTTCCGACGGGACTATTCCGCATTACGCCGGACCGCAGGTTAATTCTGGCGCCCAACCGGCACCCCTCGGAGATTCGTTTCTATTACGTGCGCCGACCGGTAGATCTGATATTCACCGGGGATGATGCCGCGGACGAAGCGCAGACCATCGATTTACCGGAGGATGCAGCGCGAATTGCGGCTTACAATGTGGCCGGGCAGGTGCTGCTCAGTGAGGGGGAACTGACCAAAGGAACCATGCTAATTAACCAGTATGAAGCCAAGAAAGAAAATCTGGTGATCCATGACGGCAAGCTGCCCGTTGAGATCACGGACGCTCTGGGGTGGTGGGCTTAATGGTACGTTACAATGTTCCGGCGGAGCCGCCGAAACCGGCTCCTTTTGCTTTTCCGGATGGCTTCGCTGGTGGTATGAACATATCAGTCACCGCCGACCAAATAGCCACAAACCAAAGCCCCGATATGCTCAATATGAACTATGATAACGGCGGGGTCCCGGGGAAGCGGTACGGGTTTACCCGGGAAACAGGGCTAGGAAGCCAACCCATCCGGGGACTGTATGAATTTCGGAAGGTGGGCCAGGAAAAGCCCATCTTACTGGTGGTTCAAGACGGCAAACTTTGGGAGATTGACGGTTAAGGAGGGATTGAAACCATGGCGAAGATGTCCAACTATCTTGAAAACGCACTGATTAATTGCACGCTTCGGGGAATCCCTTACACCCCACCCAGCGTTATCTATGCTGCCCTATTTATTTCCGACCCCACGGACGCAGATACCGGGACGGAGGTTTCCGGAGGAGGCTACACCCGAAAACCGGTGACCTTTGACACGCCGGACAACGGGGCTGCGGTCAACAATGCGGACCTGGCTTTTCCGGTAGCTACCGGAAATTGGGGGACGGTGACGCACATTGGCCTTTATGATGCTGAAACAGACGGCAATCTATTATTTTACGGGGATCTGAATACACCTCGAGCAATTAACATTGACAACCAGCTAATTATCCTCGAAGGGGGACTAATGGTCACGCTGGATTAACCCTCTGGGAAGGAGGGAAACTTTTGTATTTCTTCGGTTATGACTTTATTGACTACGGTGATTTCACTTATCGAAATATTAATCAGGCTTCCTTTACAGAGACCAGCTTGACGGGTATGGCAGAGCTACAGGTGGACGAAGAGATCCGGGTCCGCTCAGCAGTTCTGTCCGGGCACGCCGGGATTACTGTGGATACTCTACTGAAAATGTTTGCCCGAGTGGAAATGGCCAGTCAAGCGGAGGTGGTGGTCAATGGGGTTACAGCTTTTATAGGAATGGCGAGTTTGGAAACATCGTCTTCTATACTGATAGAAACTGTGAAAGCCTATATAGGCAGGTCCGTTATGAAAAGCAGGGCCAAGGTGGATTGTGCAACCGTATTGGCATTTATGGGGCATTCGGTTATGCCTTCTACCGCGAAGCTTTCTTGCCGCTCCGCCAAGGCCCTGTTAACCGGCCTGGCTGACCGGCAAACGGCGTTTTTCACCATGGGCAACCGATGCTATATGATTAATGGCCAGGATTTTATTTGGACCGATGGGGCGAATTCGGGCCATGTTCGGGATATTGCCTATGTCCCTACGCTGACATTGGCGGGCAGCGCTGATGCACCCGGCGCTATTTATGAAACTTTGAATTATCTCTCCGACTCCTGGATAGATAGTTACAGCCCCGACGGGGAGGCGGTCACCTTCCCGGTGAGTTTTGCCCCTTCTGACGACGTATTGGTGACGGCGGAGGAGGATACTCCTGAAGGCGTGATCACCTATACGGAAGGGGTGGGGCTCACTGTGGACCGGACTGTCACCCATGCAAAACCCTTTGCCACGGTGACTTTCCCCGTGGCTCCGGCCAAGGGAACGGATACCCTGAGGATCCGCTGCACCAAAACCGGCATGATGGATCCGGGTCATATTTTGAACTGCACCCTGCCGGTGCTTTACGGAGGGATGGCGGACACCCGAGTCCATTTGGCCGGCCATCCGGAAGAGCCCAATATTCGCTACAGCAGCGGCCTGGAGGATCCTACCTATTGGCCGGAGGACGCCTGGGAACCCATTGGAGCGGACAACGAAGCCATTACGGGTTTTGGCAAGGTGGCAGACGCGTTGTTCACCTTCAAGGAGCGCAGCCGCTTTTATACCTGGATCGAGGGGCCGGACGATCAGGGGAAGATTACCTTCCCTACGCTGCCGGTCAATGATGAGTATGGCTGCATTGCGCCCCGGTCGGTTTGGCCGGCTCAGGACGGGTTGCTGGCCTTGGCCCGGGAAGGGGTGACCTGGAGCCAGCCCAACACGGTCCGGGGGCAGTGGAATACTTGGATGGTCTCGAAGAACATTAACGGCAAGAACGGCATTGGTATGGGAATTCTGGATCATTCACTGGAGGAATTGAAACAGGCCCATGCCATTGTGTATGAGGATAAATACCTCTTGCACATTGGGGATCGGGTGTATGTGCTGGATTTACGCTATTCCAGCCTGCCAAATATCGCCTGCTGGTATCCCTATGACGGGATACCGGGAAGAGCCGCCCAGTTTATGGAGCGGGGGGATGAACTGCTTTTGGGAGACCGATTTACCGGAGTAATTTACCGATCTACCAAACGCCATTTGGACGATGACCAGCCCATTCCGGCTTACTGGACATCTCCTTTACTCTTTGTGGGGGGAAGGGATTGGATTAAGGAATTTGAGCGGCTAAATCTGACCTTTGGCGGACAACCGGAAGGGAATCATGTTCTGACGGTGATGACCGACCAGGGATGGGAAGAGATTGGTTTGATTCTGGAGGCTCAGGGGGTCTTTGATTATGGCAGCATTTCCTACGATACATTTAGCTTTGGAACCTTACCGTACCCTTCCGCCCAAAGTGAAAAAATCGGCTACAAAGGGGAATACCTGCAGTGGCAGGTTGGAAATGCCCATCCGGATCAGGGCATTTCCCTGTTAGCCCAATCGTTGCAGTACAGTTTACGAAAAAAAGTGAAGTAGGTGGTTTTTATGGCGTTAAGCAGTATGCCAGACTTTACCTTCAAGCATATGGAACAGCCGGATAAGTTGGTGGATTCGCCGGCGGCTAATAAGGAGAAGTTTGATAGTCGAGGGAACGAAATCCGGAATTATATTAACAGCAGTTTGGTTCCGGAGATTCTTCAGGCGAAGCAGCAAATACAGCAAATAGATAATAAAGGTGCGGAGTCTATCCCTATTACAGATACAGGAAACCATTTCACCGCAACCAATGTGGAAGGAGCCCTGGAGGAGCTTTTTACCTCTGTCAGTGATGGGAAAAACCAGGTCGCTGCCGCCATCACTGACAAAGGGGTGCCCGCGAGTGGCAGCGACACTTTTGGTCAGCTAGCAGGGAAAATTGGAGAGATCAACACCGGGGTAACCCCTGCAGGAACGGCGGTGGTTGGGGATGTGCTCAGTGGGAAAACGTTCATCAATAGCACCGGCTCCACTTTGACCGGTACTATGCCCAATCGAGGGGCGGTTTCGATTACGCCCAGTGCGTCGGCACAGACCATCCAGGCAGGATACCACAATGGCAGCGGCCAGGTAGCGGCGGTCACCTTTGACGCTTCAAAGGTGCTGACCGGGAGCACTATTGCCGGGACGCCAGGCACCATGCCCAACCGGGGGGCAGTAAGCATTACGCCAGGAACGACGAACCAGACGATCCAGGCCGGATACCATTCTGGTAGCGGTGTTGTACAAGGTAGCCCGAATTTGTTACCGGCAAATATCCGGAATGGAGTTGACATTTTTGGTGTCATTGGTAATTTAGCCGGAGTAAAACTAAAAAGTATTCAGGTAATACCGGTTAGTAATTTGTTTGGGAGATACCAAACGGCTGCTGTTACAATTCCTACTGCCGTTGATACGACAAAAGCATTTATCCTGAATAACGTTATTTCCTCCGAGCGTAGCGCCCCTCTGCATGGTTGTACAGCCTATTTTAGGGATTCCACTGTAATAGAGCTGGAAAGAGGGAGTATAGAAAATAGCATTTTTTATGGAACAGGTAACATTTATGTGGTTGAATTTTCCGAGGGCGTAACGGTGCAAAGCGGATACTCCACGACAAACCCCACAATAACTGCTGTAGACACATCCAAATCTTTTATAATTACGTCAACGTGCGTAAAAGCAGGTAGTAGCCAAGTCAATACGGCGGACATTGAATGTAATGCCTATTTTTATAGTCCTACTGAACTGCGTTTTGGTCGTTACAGCGAGCCATGGAAACGCGCGTGGTTTGTTGTTAGCTTTACCTAATACTCTTAAAGGAGTTGTATGATTGTGTATATATACGCTCAATTAGATGAACAAAATATTTGTGTTGGATTATCTAGGCTATCCGGTGTTACCGATCTCCCCTATATGGTCCTTATAGAGGAATTTAATCCTGATTTACTGGGCAAGCAGTGGGACGGTGAAAAATTTTTAGATTCTGCATAAAGGAAAATCCTGCACAATGCTGAATATACCTCCTAAGTAACGGAGGAGGTATGTTTTATGCGGAAGTTTTTATTGGCCATGGTATTGGTGCTGTCCTTTGCGTTGCCTTCCTGGGCGGGACCGGCGCTGATTATTAATGGAGCGTTGTATCCGAATGCTCAAACCATTGAGCAGGATGGAATGGTTTATGTTCCAGTTCAACCTACCGCTGAAGCAATAGGCTACGAGGTTGGTTTTGAAGATGGTGCCGTGAAAATCTGGCAACAACTAAAAGAGCCGCAGATTATCGGGGATAGCCATTTTCAGGAGGTAGTAGGGCAGGCGATAGGGTTATTAAGGGAAAATGAACCTGTGAGTTATGTGAATCTTTGCCAGTATGTAGATACTATAGAATTATCTGAACAGCAAGGCAGGGATGGTCACAATAACGGTGGTAGGCAAGTGTACCTTACAAGAGAGCTTTATGACTCAGATAGGTTTATTCCTGTCTATGTTGCCGCTACTATAGTGCATGAAACGGTGCATGCTATGCAGTTTGGGTGGGGGTTTAACCGCGTAATGACAGAGAATGCTTTAGAGTATGAAGCCTATGGTCACGATATAAACATACTTACGCAATTAAATGCACCGCAATGGATGATTGATGGAATTGTTACGAGTCAAAATAAATATAAACCAAACTAAGAACCCTCCAGGGTTCTTTTCTTATGCCTGAAAGGAGGAATGAAGGATGGCCTACACCCCGTTAACCCGGGACCAATATATTCAACAGCAAAATGAATACGCACAAAAGACCTACCAAAATCAATACGATGCCCAAAAAACCGCACTGCAGCAGGCCTATGACCGGAACCGGTTAGGGTTTGATTCGAGCCGCACCAGTATCCAGAATGCCTATACCCAGGGTGGCAACCGCCTAAATGAGCTTCGGGATCAAGCCCAGGCAGACTATTCGGCAGGGGCCAACAGCATTAACGAGCAGAAAGCAGCCCAAACACCGCTCTATCAGCAGAGCCGGAACGCTGCCAGTGTGAACGCTGCTCAGTCTGCCCGAAAACTCAGTGAATTGATGGCCGCCAAGGGGCTTTCCCGGGGCGGTTCTTTTCTGTCCGGTCAGGCGGGAATCCAAAACCAACGAGCGGCGGAAATCGGGGACGTAAATCGGCAGGAGGGGCTTTTTAACGCTCAGATGGCCAACCGGCTGGCGGAACTGGAGCAGGCCCGGGCCAATTCCCTGGGGGCCATTGGCAACCGGAGCGCCGAGCTGGAGCAGACGTACATGGGCGATTTAAATAACCTGACCAAACAGGAGCAGCTCTATGGACAGCAGTACAGTGACAGCCAGAGGGCTTTGCAGGAGGCTCTGGCCAATCAAATTGCCGCTGCCGGGTTACAGGCCCCCCTACAGTATGAGGATTATTATAATCAGCAGTTGCAAAATTCCTTAGCCTTGGCCGGTTTTGCCTGGGGCAACCTGTCCGATTATGCCGCCCAGACTGGGAACTTTGGCATGCCCAAAGACTATAAACCCGGGGACTTTTTGAACCAGTTTTATAACCAATGGTATAAGTAGGAGGTGAGCCAATGGCAGATCCATACGGTAGTGAAAAAGCCTTTCGGGAGGCTAATGGACTTTCCCCGAAGAAAAGCAGTTCCGGTTCCTCCTCCGGCTCCAGCGGTTCAGGCTCCAGCAGCAAATCCAAAAGCAGCGGCGGTTCCTCCGGCGGGGGAGGTAGTTCAGGGTATGCCTACAAGGACAAATACGGTTTTACTCATGTAGTTAGTGACTACAATACCGCGAAGCAATATAGTGGGGACGGGAATGTCTACAGTTACAGCGGCAGTTATGGCGGCGGGTACGCTAAAGATGCAAAGGGGAACCGTTATAATTTACCTATCTCCGGGGCAACGCCCTTTGGCAATGGCAGCGGGGTTTCCGGTGGCGGTAGTTATCTGGGCGGCTTGATAACCGCTCCAACACCGGCAACACCAAAGACGGCCTATAGCAATTACGTTTACAATGCCAGTCCATCGGCTACCAATAGCTTAGCTAGTCAATATCCAACGGCGCCAACCTTACCTCAAAAAGCTGCCCCTACAGTCCCAACGATTAGTAAGACAACACCAACTTTGCCAACGCTACCTTCAGTGAGTAATCTGCTGCCTTTGCGGGATACGTTTGAGTCTCGAGGATATGGGGTGCAATACGACAATGGCAATATCCACGTATATGACAAGACAAATAACAATGTATTAGGGACGTTTAACAAGGATGCCTATTCTCTGCAAGGGGACAAAGCCTACTTTGACCCGAGCATAACCAAAAGGCTTATGGAATTGACTAGCGGTTCCACCCCGCAGTTAGATAAAACTTTTTCAATGCCAACTGTTTCACTCCCAGAGATTGAAACCAAATATCCTGAAGTGCCTGTACCCTACATTGATCCGCAAAACCTCTTCCAATACCAGCCCTTCCAGCAGATGCAGCCTAATTTCACCATTACCAGCGACGGAAACGAGACCTGGACCCCAACCCTGAACGCGGTGAATCAGTGGTACAGCCGGCAGGATCAACTGCGGAGCGATTATCTAAGCAACTGGTATCAGCAGCAGGCCCTAGCCCAGCAGCAGGCGGCTTTGGACTGGGAGAAGGAAATGTACAATTCACCTTATAACAAAGCTCTGCAGGATATGGATCTGGAATATAAGCGGGCTCAGATTGAGGCCCAACAGGCTTTAGAACTGCAGCGCATTGCGGCCGCCAACCGTCCGAGCAGCAGTCGAAGCAGCAGTACCACCACTAAAACCCCTTCAGCCTCTACGCAGGCGGACGCCATTATCCAGTCCCGCATGAGTTCTTTCATGCGCCCGGTTGATTTTGCGGCGCAGATTCAGCGAGAGGTCGAGAGCGGCCAGATCAGTGCCAGTGTGGGGAGTGCGGTGCTGGATAAGCTGTATAAGATGTACCCCACCGAAGAGGCGCTAATGCAAAATTTATCCACTTGGAAGTAGGTGGCAAAGATGTCCCTTTCAAAGAATGATTGGTTGACGTTAATTAATAGTGAGGCCGGTGTAGCAAACAAGGCGAAGAAAAAGAAGGAACAGCAGAAGGCCGCCCCCACTTCGGTGGCGGATTTTCGCAAACTGGACCAGGAGACCCAAAAGGAAATTCCCAATCCGGTGGCTCCGGGGCTCTCCCCGGAGTTCGCCAAGGCTCATCCGGTAGTGAATAAAGCCCTGTTTAATTTCCGAGTCCAGAGCGATACCCAGAAGCCGGACAATGCTCTCTACCGCGGCTTGGAGCAGTTTTATTCCGGATTTGACGACGCCATTTCCTTTGGTCTGCTGCCAAGGTTTGACCGGTGGATGGGGCAGGCTGCACCGGAGCCGCAAACCCGAGCTCAGGGAATTATCCGAGGAGCCGGGGAGTTAAGCGGTAGTGTCCTGCCGGTATCTAAGCTGTATGGAGCCATGGGAAAGGTCACCGGGCGGCTGCCGGAGGCCACTAGTACGGTGGGGAGATTAGCCCAGACCGGTTTAACCGGCGGCTTGGCCGGGGGTGCCTATGGAGCCCTGGAGGGGTTGGGCAGCGGAATGTCTCCCAATGAGATTGCCCGGAATACCGCTCTGAATGCGGCGCTCTTTGCTGGTGGGGATGTGGCCTTAAAAGGAGCCGGCCTGGCCTATAATACCCTCAGCAAGGCCAACGCTATGGAAACCCTGCGAAATTTGGATCTTTCTCCTCCGTTGCCCGGGCAGCGCAGCGGGGCCTTAATCGAGCCCCCGAGACTGGAACCGATGCCGACGCCCAAGCTTCCAGAAATTCAGGCCATGGTTAAGCCTACGGGCAGGGAGGATGTCAATCGGTTTATCGACGAGGCAATGGTAACACGGAAGGAAGCTAAAACCCTACCGCTAAGGAAAGTAACAGATGAAGAAGCAGCGAGAATAAAAGAGTTAACCGGTTTTGACGTTTCCGGGTATACCCATCAGTTAAGTAATCAGGATTTATGGCACGCTATTAAAAGGCACGGAAATGCAGCAGTAGAGGCTAAGCGGGGGCAAATCCCTGTTACGGATAAGGATCTAAAAGCGATTCCAGATATCATTAATAGTCCGGATGATCTTTTACGGGGAAACGGGAAACCTTCTATTATTTATAGAAAACGAGTGAATGGCACGGTTTATTATGTGGAGGTAGTTTTCTCGAAGAACAAAATTTTACAAGGTAAAACAATGTGGAAGAAGCCTTCTGCTACGGATTATAGTGATATTTCTACCACTCCGCTCCATACGTCCGAAACTGGCAGCAGCCTGACTTCTTCCAACTCCAATATAAAGCCTGGGTTAAAAGATGTCAACAACCCGGAGGGGGATCTTTTTAGAATTTCCCGGGGCGGCCCTGCTTACGGTTCATCCTCCCAGGGAGCCGTGAAGCGCAGCGATATTGTGAAGCTCCTCAAAGAAAAGCTGGAGGTGCCCATTCGTACTGGGCGTTATCCCACTGCCGGCGGCCAGGTCCTGGGCGTATTCAAGACCCGTCCCGAGGTCATCCGCAGCCGGACGGCCAACGACTTGCCTACCATTGCCCACGAGGTGGGGCACGTTCTGGATAAACGGCTGGGGCTGCAGAATCCAGCTCACGATGGGGAACTCATGAAGCTGGGCCGGGCTTCTTCCCGGTCCTCGTATACACCTGAGCAGGTCCGGGCTGAGGGTGTGGCGGAGTTTATGCGGCTGTACCTGACCGACACCGTTCAGGCGGCAAGATTGGCCCCTGGATATTACCGGGCCTTTGAAGAAGTGGTGGGGAAGAACAAGGACATTCAAAGGGTGCTGCTGCAGGCCCGAAAGGGTATTGAAACTTGGTATAACCAATCACCCGAGGCCCGGGTGGACGGCGTGATCTCTACCGGAGAGAAAACCCTCCGGCAGCAGATCAGCGGATTAAAGAACGTCCCCGAGCAGGCAAAGAAACTTTATGCCGGCTTGGTGGATGACTTGGACCCGTTGCGCCGGGCGACAAAAGAACTGAACCCGAATCTTTCAGCAGCGGAAAGTCCCTTTGAGTTGGCCAGAACGGCCCGGGGCTGGGTGGGAAAAGCGGAAACCCTCCTCAATTATGGCGTGTTGGATGGGGCGGGGAATAAAGTAGGCAAGGGGCTCAAAGAAATCCTAAGACCGGTGGAGAAGGATTTAGCTGGCTTCCGCCGGTACATTGTAGCCAAGCATGCCCAGGAGATCAACGCCCAAAAAATGTCCACCGGGATTCGAAAAGAAGACGCCGATGCGGTGGTGGCCGGTGCTCCGCTCCAGTACCGGCAGGCATTGGAGGATTTAGTTAAATACCAGGATGCAGTCTTAAATCAATTGGTAGAGGCCGGAGTAATGACACCTCAGTCTGTGAAGGCCATGCGGGAGAAGTATCCCAACTATGTACCCTTTTACCGGGAGTTTCCGGAAAATCCGGAAGCGGCCCTGGGCTTTCTGACTGGGAAGGGGTATGCCAACCTAAAGAATCCCATCAAACGGATGAAGGGCAGCCAAAGGGATATCATTGACCCCCTAGAGTCTATTGTGAAGAATACCTATCTGTTCACCCAGTTGGCGGAGAAAAACAAAGTAGGCCGGCAGTTGGCCGAACTGGCCGAGAAGCACGAAGGAATGGGCTGGCTGGCGGAGAAAGTGGGCGGCAACCGCTCCGCCAAGGAAAACGTGTTGACCATCTACCGCAACGGCCAGCCGGAACAATATCAACTGCAGCCGGACCTCTACCGGGCCATGTTGGCCCTGGATACGGAGAGCATGAGCACGGTGGTAAAGCTGCTGTCCTTTCCAGCCAGTACCCTTCGGGCTGGGGCGGTGTTGTCGCCGGACTTCATCCCCCGGAACGTGGTCCGGGACCAGTTTTCCGCCTTTGTGAATTCCAAATACGGCTTTGTCCCCGTGGTGGATACCCTCCGGGGACTTTTTCATGCAGTGAAAAAGGATGAAGTGTACTGGCAGTGGATGAATTCAGGAGGAGCTATGTCCACCTTGGTTAGTCTGGACCGAGAATATTTGCAAAGGAACCTCCGGCAGCTCATGCGAAAGAGCGCCAAGGATATAGCGGCCATGCCCTTTAACCCCAAAACCTATTTAGATATGCTTCGAACCTTAACAGAATATGGAGAGCTGGGGACGCGCTTAGGCGAGTTCGGGAAGGGGATTAAGAAAGGGGCCACCCCCATGGAAGCGGCTTTGGCTTCCCGGGAAGTGACCCTGGACTTTGGCCGGATGGGGTATCAGATGAAGAACTGGAACCGCATTACGGCTTTCCTCAACGCCCAGGTTCAGGGCATGGATAAGGCCATTCGTCAGTTTAAGGCCAATCCGGTGGGAAGTACTATTAAGTCCTTGGTATCCATAACTTTACCGTCCGTTATCCTTTATGAGAGAAATAAAGATGATCCTCGGTATCAGGAGTTGCCCCAGTGGCAGAAGGATCTCTTTTGGATCGTATTGACGGATGATCATGTATTACGCATTCCTAAACCGTTTGAACTAGGGGTTCTCTTCGGAACGCTTCCGGAGCGAATTTTAGCCCAGATGGACGGGAAGGAAGATGCCTTCAAGGGGTTTGGGGAAACCCTGAAGGATCTTCTTCCGGATGTGCGGCCTACGGCTTTGACTCCGGCCTATGAAGTGGCATCCAACTATTCCATGTTTACGGATCGGCCTATTGTGCCCCAGCGGGAACAGAACCTGGAGCCCTGGCAGCAGTATGGACCTTATACCACCGAGCTGGCCAAGGCCGTAGGGAAAGCCACCAACACCTCACCCCGGAAAGTGGAACATCTAATACAAGGTTATGGTGGGGGCTTAGGGCGATATGCTACGCAGCTAGTTAGCACAGGTATGGAAGGGGATGGTATCCCCAGGCCTAAGAAGGATATCACCGAATATCCGGGGATTAAGGCCTTTACCGTAACCCCTTATGCCGGCAGTCAGAGTATTGATGATTTTTACGACCGGTTAGGGGAACTGGAGCGCAGTTACAGCACAGCCAGGCAGGCCGGGAAAGCCAAGACTCCGCCGGCGGAACTGAGCCGGCTGCGGCGGTTTAGTGAGCAATTGTCGGAACTCAGGAAGAAGGAAAGGGAGATTCAGAATAACCGCACCATGACGCCCGAGAGAAAACGGGCGGCCCTGGATGCGCTGGATAAACAGAGTGTGAATGTCGCCCGAAAGGCGTTAAAAAGAGAGGGGATTTAGGATGGATTGGGGTAATATCTGCAAGACGGTAGTAGCCATAGGTGGAGCAATTACAACCTATTTATATGGTGGGTGGACGTCTATTTTAGGCGTATTAGTTGCCTTTGTTGTAATTGATTATATTACCGGCCTAATGGCTGGGGCAGTCGGGGAGGGTCTGTCAAGTGCAGTAGGATTTAAAGGCATAGCAAAGAAAATTTGCCTATTTGCCGTTGTAGCTGTTGGCCACTTGGTGGACACGGCTATTGGTCAGGGGAATATAATCCGAGATGCGGCGATTTTCTTCTATATGGCCAACGAATTGATTAGTATCTTAGAGAATTGCGGCAGGTTGGGCCTGCCTGTACCTAAAATCTTACAAGACGCCGGCACCGTACTGAAGAAGAAAGGAGAATAGACATGCCTAAAAAATTCCGCAAGAAGCCAGTAGTAATTGAGGCTTTTCAATTTGGGATGCAAGAAAGATCTGACTTACCGATATGGGCAAAAGAGGCCCTCCAAAGTGGGTCTATTAAAGCCTTTTCACAATATGGCGGAACCGTGAGGTGGGCCGAAATTGAAACCCTTGAGGGCGTTCACCGGGCAGAAGTTGGCGACTATATTATTAAAGGTGTCAAAGGCGAACTTTACCCATGCAAACCAGATATATTCCATATGACATACGAAGAGGTGGATAATCATGCCTAAAATCGTCATGCTGGACCCCGGACACGGTGGCGTAGATCCTGGTGCTATTGGCCCTACCGGAGTACGGGAAAAAGATATCACTCTGGCCGTGGCACAGCGGGTGGCCAGCATCCTGTCTCCTGTGGTCGATGTCCGGCTAACCCGGGACACCGATACAAGCTACAGCCACGTCACTAGTACCGACCTATCTATCAGGGCCAGGTTGGCCAACCAGGCCGGGGCAGACTGCTTTGTGTCCATCCACTGCAACAGTGCCACCAACAACACTGCCGGGGGAACGGAAACCTATCACTACCCGGGAAGTATCCTGGGCAATACACTGGCCAAGGCAGTTCATACCTGTGTAATACCTGCTTTAGGCCGGGTGGACCGAGGCATCAAAACCGCCAATTTTGCGGTGCTCCGGGAAACCAATATGCCCGCCTGCCTGGTGGAAATGGCGTTTATCAGTAATCCTACGGAAGAGGCTTTGCTGGGATCTGCGGCCTTTCAGGAAACAGCCGCCACGGCCATTGCCCAGGGAATCGCAGAATATCTGGGGCTGGATCTGCCGGAACCGGTTGAACCCGGAACCGTGCGGATTATTGTAGGTGACGGTGACCAGGTGTTAACGGGTCTGCTGATTGACGACCGCTCCTACGCCCCAGTCAGGGATATGGCAGAAGCCCTGGGGTGGACGGTGGAGTGGGATGAGAGGAGTAAGACGGTAACGATCAAGTAATTATGGCCCCGGCTTTGGCTGGGGCTTTTCATTATATAGCCGGTCTAACTTAATTTAAAATTTCAAATATTGCTATTGCCTTTTTAATAAACCTGAATTAAAATATTGACAAATACATGAAATTGTGGTAATTATTAAATTTGTTCATATAATGTAGTGAGGAGGTTTTACTATGATAAGTAAATATGAAAATAGTAGCCTTTTTCGTGAAATACTACATTATCTTTCGATTATTTTTGGCTTCTTGATGGTATGGAGCCCTATAGCTATATTGTTTGCTGTGGTAACTAGCCTTATTCCGGGAGTGTGGGAAGTCAAGGTCTATGGGTTATCCTTGGCTCCTTGGCTAATTAGCGTAGTTGCTTGTTGGATTACTTTAAATTATTGTACTTTTCGTTCACCGTATAAAAAATAAAATTTTAATAATAAACACAAGAAATCCCTCCAGTACGGAGGGATAATTTTTACTGTTCATTATTATCATTTAACTGTCTCGGTAGCTCTGCGTCCAGCCTTTCCATAGTCTCTTTAAGCTCTTGAGCTTGCCTCGCTTTAAATTCTTTATGCTTAAGTATAGCGTCTAAAATCCCCTGACCTTCTATTTTAAAATTAATACCTGTTGGCCCTATTTTCATTTCTGTTGTTCCGCCTAAAATATATTGCCGCAGGATGGCGGATAGAGCAAAAATTGCTGCGGCTCCTCCGATAAATTCAAATAGACCCGGAGACTGTACATTTATCCGTACATCGATTTCATCAGTGTTTACTAAAGGGCTTTCTGTAGGAGGTAGTTCTAGCAAAGATAAAACTCTATCAATTAACCGTGACATTTCTCTAGCAGAGATATTATTTTGTTTCTTGACGTATATTGATAGGTGACCAATACCATCTTTTATATAAATTGGGTAAATCATTCTGTCAATAAAAGGTGCATATTCAGTTGCATCTGTAATTGTATTTATAGCACACATAGGCTTAAATAAATAGGGATCTATTTCTGATTTTTTACTGTATTTATACCAGTTTACTTTTCTTCTTTTCCTATATGGACATTTCCCATTTTCTATATCCTGTTCAGAAATAGCATCTACAATTTCTGCATCGCTAGCTATAACACCAAAAGCTATATATTCAGAACCTTCAGATGGAATAAAAACAATATCATCAATCTTCATCTGTTCAACAAACAGCTTCATTTGATTTACTGCTAACCCTGGTCGCTTTTCTTCCTTACATAATTCCTTAAAGTCACTTTTAAATTTTTCTTTTTCGGTTTCCTTAATATATTTTAAGTCTATAAATTCGTCCCAGCCATATGCTATAAAGTCTTCAAAATAAAATTGATCAAAGAAGCTTCCACCCTCAGTCCTAAAAAACCAATAATGGGTATCTTCAGATAATACAGGAATTCCTTCTGTAAACAT